ACGATACATTTAGAACAAGCTTTAACGTGTTGTTCTAATTTGTTCATCATTGGTTTATGACAGAATATACATTTACTCATTTTTAACTTCCTTCATTTCAATAACTTCTTGTGGTTCTTCTACTATGTCGTAGATCGGTAAAGGAATATTGTCGTCAGTATTTTGTATCTTGTCGGTCTGTCCAAGATAAACTTTACCAAGCCACATAGCCATAATACTGGAATTCAGTTTAGTAGCAATATCAAATTGGGTTTTTCTAATAGACTTTTTTGCTTGTGCAACCCCCAGTTCATAAGATTCTTGTGCTAATTGATTTCTTTGAAGTGTAGATTCAGAACAACCAATAATTCTGGCTATTTCTGCTTTGGTACACATATAACTGGCTAAGTCTTTTATCTGATCTAGTAATTTAGGTGTAAAGTCAAAATTCGGTCTACCCCTATTTTCTTGTTTATCTATTACTAGTATCTCTTTGCCCATATTAACCGAAATGTTCGTTAAATGTTCTATTATTCTTTTTTAAGAGATTTGTAAAGGAAGTCTAATAAATCTTGGTTTTGATAAAGTGTATGGCAGATTCCATTTGCTATTGAATTGCATACTACTTCTTCAGCTTTTAATGGTAAATCTAATTTATATTCGTCATGTATCATGTGGCAGATTTCATGGATTAAAGTGTTAGACATTTGAATATCATTTAATGTTTTATCTAAGGTAAGAGTGTTGTTATCGCAATCAAACTCTCCAAAAATTTTCTTCTTACTGGCTAATTCCTTTTCAATGAAATTAAGTTTAATTATTCTGCTTCCAAAAATAATTTCTTTCATCTAAATCTTGATACGATCTTAGCTATCTTCTTGGGTTGTTTAGAGAATTGTTGCCCCTTCTTTTTTGCCATTCTTTTAGCACGAGTTGTTTGTGCGTATTGTGATGCAGATAAAGCTTTAATTGCTTTTTCAGGAAGGTATCGTTCTCCAGTCTTAGAACTTGGTTTGCCAGATTTAGTTCTCCACTTTTGCTGACTCCAGTTCATTAAGTCTCTTTGTGATTTCTTAATCATTTATATCCACCACCTCTTGCTTTGTAAGTCTTTGCTAACAGTTGTGCTTTTCTTGCTGACCATTGACCAGCTTTAGTCCCTGCGACTGCTCTACCTTTTATTGAATAGAAAAGTCTCTTACGCATAGTTGGCTTAGTGTAGTTACCAGCTAAATTAACTGTGCTTTTTTTTCTTTTCATTTCTTTTTTCTTTTAGGCATCTTTAAAGTTTTTGGTTTATAAACTCTATAAGTGCCTTTTGTTTTACGATTGGTATATAAAACTGCTGTGCTTGTAGAAGTGGTTTCGTTAGCCATTATATTTTATCCTTAATCTTGTTAATCATTCTAACTATCTCTATTCGGTACGTTTGTGAAGTAGAATAGTTGCCTAATGTTTCTGCTAGTTTAATAGGGTCTTTTGTTCTTTGTCTTAGATTTCTAAATTCAGAATAGTGATGATTGTTGTTTAAAATTGATACATAATCTTTTACTGAACTGCATTTTGTTTTGTAAGTTTTAATTCTCCAGTTAATAGATGCGTCTTGTTTTAATGGAAGTATTCCGTTCTTAGACCAAACTCTAACTCCAAAAAGAGCATTACCTTCCTTAGCAAACCTACTTGTACCATAATCAGATTCTACAATGGCTTGTGCTATAATTAGTAATGTTGGTATTTGTTCCTGCTTGTTTAAATCAATATTAATGTAAGCTATACATTTTTTCATTGAGTCTATGAATTTGTCGCTGGAACTTGTGTCTATCTTGGGTTCGTAGAATGAACCTATTGCTTTGATATGTTTAATTGTTTCTTGCCTAATCTTTTCCTTGACGAGTTGATTAGGAAAAAATGTTCCTACAAAAAATACAGAAAATAGGAATAGAACTATTATTACATAGTCATAGACTTTCCCACTTAATAATTTGATATTCATTATTTTTAAGGTTGTGATAACCTTCCAGCTTTACAGCTTATCTAATTGGATTATTCTTCGTCGTCGTCTAGTTCTTCATCATCTGATAAATCTTCATCATCAGTAGAATCATAAGTTTGATCTTCTTGCATTTCTTCAAGATGATCTTCTAACATATCACGCAAAGAATCAAATTCTGTATTGATCTTATCTTGTGCCTTTTCAAGTTTAGCTATTATCTTTTCTATTTTCATAACTTCTCCTGCTGGTTAATAAAGCCCAAATAGAGATATTTTATAGACTTGTAAATATATAATTTTTAAAGAACTAAATAGATAAGCAAATCAAGAGTTTAATTGACGAAGAACCCATTTTTCATAATCTTCAGAATCAAGTTTTTCACGCATAATTTCAAACTCGTTCTTTTCTCTTGGTTTTTCAATGATCTTAGTTTTTAAGTCTTGCAAGGTAGGAATAGTAATTTTCTTAGGTTTAACAGTCATATTGCTAAGACTCTTATCATTTTTATTTATACTATATAGTATATTAGTATTAGTTGTTGTTCTGTTTGTTAGTTTTTGGTTGGTTGTGGCTTCCAAGTCTTGATATTTTCTATATTTTACAATGCTATATATGCTTAAATTTTTGGTTAGAGTTTGGTTGATGTTGCCAGAATTTTTTAAGTTCTTGATAATTGTTTTAATATTCTGCACAGATAAATTAAACTTTTTAGCTAAATCCCTATAAGCTATTGAAATCTCCCCTCTTTTGAGAGTTAGTTTCTTTTTTCTATATACAACTTGGACTGGCTTATGTGAAGCCATAGCAACCAAGTATAAAAACACAGCAACTTCTAATTGATTATTAAAGTCGCTAGAATTATAAATCTTCCTATGTAAAGCTATCCAACCATCATTCATTTTAAATCTTCCTTAACAAGTTCTATTACTTTGTTAGTAAAACTTTTTAATCCATTCTTCTGACAATCCTGCACCGAAGCATAAGCCGAGAACCAACTTTTTTTATAATGCCTACCTATTTCGTTGTATGATTTTTTAGAGATTGCTCTTATGACTGCCAAACATATTTTGTTATGTGGTACTTTAAAAAAATCTATATCTTTATAAAGTTTACTGTTGCAAAGAATCTTTTGGCACGATTCTGAAATAGTTTGTATTTCCATTAAAATATCCTTCTTCCTTTAGTGTGTTTACTTTTCTGCACTCACTTAGAGTACAAAGCTTAATAGATATTAATATAGGATTTATATTATACTTCAACCAAAATTTTATCTCATTCATTCTATGCTGTTCTAAATGGTGATCGCAACATAAGGGTAGGCAATAAGCATCATTCTTTAATCCTAATCCTACGTTGCCTTTAGGCAAGTTTCTTATGTGGGCTACTTGGACTTCAGGGTTCTTACAAATGATACAAGGAAAGTTTGATGCAATCCAACGTCTATGCTTTTCTGATTTTATTATTTTTGCCTTCGGAATTTGCATTTAGTTTAAAATCATAGGTGATTCGTTTAACGTGGGCAAAAAAGGGAAGGCACTTTTCTACCCACAATTACAATTACATTAGATAGAACAAAATGGCAACAGTTTAAGTCATTGATATTAAATCATATTAGTTTTATATTATCCACAGTTTTTGCAACTTTAAAGGTTGAAATAATAAAACAAATCATTATATTGAATCCATATAACAAACATAAAGGGAAAATATGTTAAATACAGCAAAAGTTTATAGCCCAGAAGTTCAACAAAGATATTTAAAAGACGTTAAAGAAATTAACGTAAAATTTTTAAAGTTGTTAAAAGTTTGTAAAAAAGAAGATAGAATTTTTAATGGTGAATTTAAAAAGATGAAAAAATTTTATCGTGGTTTTCTTAATGGTCAATTTTTTTATAATTCAGATATTTATTCTTCTACTTGGACAGCTTTAAATCCACTTTTAAAAAGATATGAAACTCAAACGTGGGTTAATATTGCTAATAAGATTTGTAAATATCTTAAAGCATTTTCTAAAGAAAAAATTATATCTGGCAAAAGACCTTTAAACGAAACAGCAGAATATCAAGAAAAACTTTTACAGCGATCTTTAGAATCAGATATTGGTACTTGTGGATATTGCGATAGATACATTGAAATAGAAAACAACACTATTTACGATCATGGTTTTCAAGTTGGTCATGGATTTAGAAATGGTGTTTGTTCTGGTGCAAGATTACTACCTTTTGAAAGAAGCCCAGAAGCAAAAATACTTTTAGTAAAAGATTTAAAAGCTAACATAAAAAAAATTGAAGATCAAAAACCCACAGAAGCATTAGTTACTTATTTTAATAGTGATAATTTTAAATATAGCCAAAATGATATTGATGAACTTAACAAAAAATCATCATACGGAACTAATAAAAAAGTTGGTGAATATAAAATTCGTCAGTTTCTTAACCTTACTATTTATTACGAAACAACTTTAGAAAAATTAATGTACTCTTGGAACTATGAAATAAAATTAGCTTCAAGATCTTTAGAATTACAAGAAATTAAAGTTGCAAATTGGAAACCAGTTAAAACATTAAGAGAAATG